TTGCAGACAGATACATTGAGGACTTGAGCGATAGTCTTGCAGCGTTCTTCGTAGAGACGCAGGATGGGCGTGCGCTCGCTTACAGAGCCACTAATCTTGCGTGTACTGGAACACCGAACTATCTGACTCCTGTCACTACTACTCAGTTTAACACGACTGAAAGCTTTGACTTCGGAAACTACTACGATCCTGTATTGTGCAGGTACACAGCATTGGAGACTGGCGTGTATAATTTCAAAGCACAGATCAGGATACAGTGTCAGGCAGGTACATTGAATGGTAAAGGATACTATCAGTTCTGGTGCGTGCATCGTGATTCTGTTGGCAATGTCATACAGATATATCAGATGTACGATCCGATCTTGAATCCTACGAATCCATACATCACACCGAATCCAACATTCCCGACCATCAACAATCAGGTGATGTACATCGGACCGAATACAATTCTGGGTGTGACAATTAACGGCATCATCGCACCTACATCGATAGCAATGACGCAGGGAGATTACATTGATATGCAAGTGAACTATGATCCTGCGACTACTGTATATCCTGCTGCTCCACCCTATCCTCTCGGTAGTGTGTTAGGATCGAACAGGGGAACGATCATCGGAGGCATTGACAATACTTACTTTGAATGTACGACTGCGAACAATTATGGTGGTATATTTGTAAATGTGGATCAACGAAACATAAGAGTGCAGCTTCACAAGTTCACTTATCCAATGACGCAGACAGACTTCGATGCTATCCTTGCGAATCCTGTTGGTCGATTTACCTTCGGCATGAATGGTCAGGACCCTCGATTCGGATGGATTCAAGAATTAAAGTACAATCACACAACTGGTCTTGCAGACATCACATTGCAGACATCTAAAGCATCTCAGTATGGCAGTTAGTTTTATACCCAATCAACCAATATTATTTGAGGCAAGTGACTTTCCTGCACAGCCGTGTTTGAATAAAGATCAGAGAGCCTATGCTCCACTGATGCAACAGAACGATGAGATGTGCGTGCAGGTGATTAACGAAGGATGTGAGTCAACTTGTGATACTAACATTGGAGCAATACCAAATCAGTTGACGAATGGATCACTGACTGTTGACTTCACAGGATGGACGAGTGTGCTATTCAACAATACTCCTCCTACTCCTGATCCGGGATTCCCTCACTTCACAATCAGCAGCGCAGGGGCTACGTGCGATGGAACTCAGTATGCAGGATTCTATCAAACGATTGCTGCAACAGGAGGATATTGGCTTGTTAGTTTTGATCTGGATATACAGAGTGGAGATGTTCAGATTGGCATTGGTGATGCAGCGGCATTGAATCTTAATACAGTCGTTCTTACAACAGCATCAGTCAAGAATATAGATAACAGATTTACATTCTTCGTTGACACTTCATTAGGATCAGACTTTTGCGTTTTTGCAAACAGTGCCGGGTCAATCTTTACAATCAAAGATATCAAAGCAGTAGAGATAGGAGGTGCAGGTGGCGCACTATACTGCTATGATCTCGGTGATGTTGACACTAAGAATTGGAGATATGTTGAGAGCGTGAATGGATATCAGGCAATACCGAACGCTTCAGCTAACAATATATGCAGTCAGACTTTTGGATTAGCCACAGGACAGACTTACATCATCAGATATACAATCACAGATCAGACGAATGGAAGTCTGACATTGACAACTGATACGAGTGCAACAATCATCGACACGCAAACGCAGAATGGAAGTTATGTAGTTTACTATACGCACACACCAGCGAGTGAGCAACTATGTCTTGAAGCCGATGCAATGTTTGATGGTGTTGTCGTGATTGATGTATTGATCGCTTGCTATGATCAACAATTTCGCATTTTAGATTTAGAAGACAATGTACTTACTAAGTGGTATGACTCTACTGATCCAACGCATCCTGTAACTTTCTATCAGGACAGAATCATCTGGTGTTTCAATCTCAATCAATTGAGAGATGAAGATGATGAGGATGATATATCACTACCATCAGGGTGCTACAAGGTGCAGATACAAGATTGTTGTGGGGAAGTGCTTGGACAATACACAAGCACGAACTTCATCAACTACAATGTGCTTGGATGGGATTGCTCTCGATGGGTGGAAGGTAGTAATGATGGCTATGCTTTCGGCTTCTTCTTCTCTGATCCAAGCACATCAACACAGTTCACTCTCGGACAAAGACTGAGGATACTTCAATTCAATCCAGTTTATCCTGCTGTCGTGAATGAATATCTCTACAGCAATGGCAATAGAACACGATCTTATGCACAGTCAAGTAAGCAGAGACAAGCGTGGTTTGACTATGTTGATGAAGCGACACACGACATCATCAGATTGCAGATGCTCTGCGATACGTTGACGATTGACAATGTGAACTTCTTCTGTCTTGCTGAAGACTATGAGCCGGAGTGGGGCGAGAATGGAAAGTACAATCTTGCACAGAGTCGTGTCACCTTGCAGATGGTGACTGAGCCTACGCTATATAACAAGTCATGCTAAGAGGAATCATCACCATCGCACTGAAGCATCCGCTCTATGGACGCTATGCCTATAACCTTGCACTCTCGATTAAAGCGAATGACCCTACCTTACCGGTGGCGGTGATCGCTGATGATGCAGGAATTGCTCATCTGAGTCAGGCACAGCGCATGGTCTTCGATCACATCATCACACCAGAGGAATCGCAATGGTGCAGGGGAGAGAAGAAGCTACCACTTGTGTGCAAGTTCTACCTGAACGATCTCACACCGTTTGAAGAGACGCTGTTCGTGGATGCTGATATGATCTTCAGTCAGCTTGCTGATATGCCTTCGTTCTGGGAGAGCATGAGAAATGTGAGATGGACGATGGCGAATCGTGGGAGTAATGATCCGGACAAGGGCATCTCCGAGTGGGTCAATCCTGATATGCTCAAGCAGTCCTACGGTGATGTCAAGCAGTGGTTTGATCTTAGCAGTGAGTGGATATACTGGAAGCGATGTCCGCTCTCTGATCGTATCTTTGTATCAGCGAGGAAGCACTACGATGAGGGCAAGCTAACGACACGGAGCTTCGCAGGTGACAAGCCAGATGAGCCGTTCTTCAATCTTGCGTTGATCGAAGCGGATCACAAGCCTCATGCACTGCCTTATCAGCCTACCTACTGGCAACCTGCTATGAAGCGACCGATGCCAGCGATAGAGATCAAGAGAAAGTATCTTGCCTTCAGCGTAGGTGGTAAGATGATACCCAAGCAACAACAACTGATCTATGATGAGTTCGCCAAGAACGCATCGTACAAAATGAAAATGCCGACCCTCAAGGTAACACATAAGATGAATCAATTACCTGAACGTACAGTAATATAGACAATGCCGATAGTATCTCCCTCTTTCCTTGAACCATACCTGATGCAGAAGCACAGGCACGAAGACTATGACGATGCGTATGAGTTATACGAGGAACTTGAAGTACACGCAGATGGTGAGTATCCACATGATTTGATTGATCAGCGCAGACCTGCTGAGAGTGAAGATATCAAGAACTATCGCAAGAAGATATTCGTTCCGATCACAAAGCCTGTGTTCACGAAGATTCAGAACTCACTGATGAAGATTCGCAAGAGTCAGGACTGGATGATTCAATTCTCTGGTGATCTGCCTCCACGTATCAGCGAGGACGAGTCACCTGAGAAGTATCTCATGTATAAGTTCCCACGCAATGGAAGCATCACGAATTGGATGTTTGGCGTGTGCATGAAGCAGTATCTGATTGATGCGAACGCTGTGATCCTCACTCTGCCGACACGATGGGAGATACCAGATAACGAATACTTCCAACCCTATCCGATGATCTTCAATGCACCGGATGTTCTCGACTATAAGGAGGGTATGTTCTATCTGCTCAAGGAGCATGATCAGGATAAGTACTGGATGATTCAGCCCGATGTGATTCAGATATTTGAGGTCAAAGATTACCAAGTGCGTGAGGTATTTCAGGCGGTCAATCCACTCGGATACATACCATGCAGACACACGTATGGCATGGTGCTTGAGAACTATGAGCATCGTGCATTGTATGAGTCTCGCATCAGTGGCATTGTGCCTAAGATGAATGAGGCACTTCGTGAGTATAGTGACTTGCAAGCAGAGATCGTGCAGCACATCCACTCAACGATGTGGGCTATGCAACCGCAGCAGTGCGGACGATGCAAGGGACTTGGTGAGATACCGAAGGAGAACTCAGCACCCATCAAGTGTCCGAGCTGTTCAGGTAAGGGACTGATGCCATTGAACCCTTTTGAGCATCTGATCCTTGCAGCACCCAGAGCAGGAGAGCCAGCGATACCTACACCTCCAATTGGCTATGTGCAGAAGCAAACTGACATCGCCAAGTTGCAGGAGGAGCGCATACGTCAGCATATCTACGATGCGCTGAGTGCTATCAACATGGAGTTCCTTGCCGAGAGTCCTCTTGCTCAGTCAGGTGTTGCCAAGCAGGTAGATCGTGAAGAGTTGTATTCATTTGTCCATAGCATCGCAGAGGACATCGTTCGCATCATGGACGAGGTGATCTATGACATCTGTGCATGGAGATACTCAGGTGTGACAAATGACATCAGAGAGTTACTGCCATACATACCAGTCCCGGAGCGTTATGATATGCTTAGTGGGAAGGTGCTTGTTGATGAGTTGACGAGCATGGTACAAGCGAAGGTCGATCCTGCCATCATCAACGCAGCGCAGATAGAGCTTGCAGGTAAGAAGTTCAGCGACAGTGATGTTAAGGACTTGGTGGTCCTGAAGTTGAGACTCGATCCATTCGCAGGAGTGCCGGAGGAGAACATCAGCCTTCAGCGTACATTCAATGCCGTTAGACAGAATGATCTTGTCATTCATAGCAACATCAATCAGTTCGTCACACGTGCGCTCGATGAATACGATGACTTTGCAAGTCTGTCTTATAGCGAACAGATGAAAGTGATGAATCAATACGCAGAGGACTTGAACAAGCCTCGCACTGCTGTCGGTGGTGTTGCTGTTCAACCTGACTCTGAGACATCACCTCAGATTGATCAGAAGAGACTTGAAGCGCAGGCATCACTCAAGGGAACAGTCGGTGGTGTGCAAGGTATCTTGGAGATTCAGAGATCAGTATCGACTGGAATCACAGATCGTGATGCAGCGATTGCACTCTTGGTGGAGATTTATGGATTCACTAACGAACAAGCGACTAACGTCATCGGTAATCCGAAACCGATAGCAGACATTGCAGGTGAGAACATCAACGTGAGTACGACAGTATAATGGCTACACAAGCAGAGATCATTGAGCAACTGACAGAGGTCATTGAGATGCGTGTATCTCAGTGGGGCGAGCGTATGCCAGAACTTCAACGTCAGTCGTATGATGTCGTGCTTAACCTGACTGCCGACCTCGACACAGATGCCGATGGCAAGATCAAGCCAACCACCAAGAACATCAAGATCATCAGCAAGATCAAGGATGAACTCAACAGAGTGATCTTCGACAAGCGATATCAGGACGATCTCGATCTTCTTCTGGAAGACTACAACGAGATTACTAAACTTCAGAACCAATATTTCACTGCTACGGTAGGCAGATTCAAAGTGCCTTCGGTGATGGAGCAGATCAGCAGCCTTGCACGGGAGTCAGTGATAGATCAGCTCGGACAGGATGCTATCGGTGTGAACTTCGTGGACCCGGTGCGTGACATCCTCGTCAAGAACGTGACCACCGGAGGAAGCCGTGCAGAATTCATCGAGCAGGTGCGTGAGTACATCCTCGACACAGATGCAGGAGAGGGTAAGTTAGCGAAGTACACCAAGCAGATCGTGACAGACTCGCTCAATCAGTACTCTGCCAACTACTCAGCAGTCCTGACTGACGATCTCGGTCTGGAGTGGTATCAGTATAGTGGCTCATTGAAAGATACATCACGACCGATCTGTGATGCGCTGATTGAAGCCAAGAAGGGATGTATGCCCTTCATCCATCGCAGTCAGTTGCAGGAGATCGTGGATGGCTATGTCTGCGGTGAGAGAGTCCCGATCTATGACAAGACAGGACTTCCGCAAGGGATGATTCCCGGAACGAACGCTGCCAACTTCCGCATCAATCGAGGTGGGTACAATTGCAACCATCAGTTATACGCTGTCAGCGCAGCCATTGTGCCGAAGAAATTGCGTGATAAATTCGCAGGAAAATAGTGTATATTTGTAATATGAATCAAAAGTTTTTAAAGGTCACAAAGTACGGTCAGGACTGGTTTGAATTCCCAGCCGACAACGAAGTCAACGTGAGAGCCATGCTGATGAAGGATGGTGTTGATGCCGTGTGTGAGATCGTACCAGTGGACAATGAGGTCAAACTCTTGAAGGTTCAAGAGAAGACAATAGACATGACAACCAAGAAAAAATAACATGAACGTAGCTGAATTTATTCAGAACATCGCTGACCGCATCGGCATGGACAATGCAGATGAACAACTCAAGCAGATTGTCACCAACCCTGCACTCTCTTCTATCGCTGTACCTTCAAGCATCGCATCAGGCGTGCAGGGTAAACTGATGACTGAAGACGAGGCAAAGTACAATCCAACAATCAAGAAGCACTTCACTGCTACTGCTCTGAATGCTGTCGATCTCAAGATCAAAGATGTGATTGACTCCTATGAGTTCGATGACGAGATCAAGTCATCAATTATGAGTGAGCAATCGTCTTACAATCGTATCGGTCTTCTTGCGAAAGCGATTTCTGATGCAAGGGAGAAGGCAATCAGCGCAACAGGTGGCGAGAAGAAAGCACTGCTTGATAAGATCAATGAACTCACAACCTTGCTTAACACAGAGAAGGACTCACGCAAGAAGGACATTGAAGCAGTGAACTCACAATGGCAACAACAGCTCACAGATAAAGAACTCAACTCGATGTTTACAGGTTATGATTACGCTCTCGACTTAGATCGTGATGTGACCATCACCACTGCTCGCAATCTGTGGGAGAAGAAACTTAGAGAGAGGGGAGGCAAGTATGTCTATGATCAGACTGGACTCAAGCTCGTAAACAACGATGCACCCGATCTTCCATTTACAATTGACAACAAGCCTGTCGACATCCGCAACTTCACAGAGTCGGTACTTGCCGATGCGAAGTTGTTGAAGGTGAAAGGCGCACCAGCACCTGCACCAGTTGCAGGACAGCCAGTGCCTACACCATTGCCAACAAAACCAATTGCACCAGCAGCGAAGACTCAAGTGAGTCAAGCACTCGCTGACTTCCGTGCAGGATCGAACTGAAATTCGTGATTAGTGATAGGGTCTGATGACCAATAGCAGGGCGCAAGCCAACACTTAGTATTCAAATTTAAACTTCTAATTTATCCTCTATAACAATGGCTAATGGATATTGCGAAGCTCTGCTACTTCATCTTGAATCTATCGCAGGGCAAAATTATCCCGGACAGAAAGTAACAATGCCGGGCTTCTTGAATATGTTAGTGACTTCACCCGATCGTCCTTCTGCAATTCAAGAAGGTTATCAGGGCGGTCACTACCGTACAGTTAATGTAAGATATATGCCACGCACGGTGGCTGCACAGGTGTCAACTTCTGACTCTTGCGCTATCGACTTGCAACCCGCATACAAAGAGACTACTGTGAGCGTGAACAATGTGGCACAGAGTGGTTTGTGGATTTCCGATGATACCGTACGCCAATATTGCGAGGACAGTTCACGCACTGTTGCTGTGGGCTTACCTCCGACTCAGCTGATGACAGAACAT